GCATACAATTTAAAGCCTTGTTTCCGGCTATAAAGAAAGAGGTATTAAACTTTTTAAAACTACCCCACGCCATGCATGACTACCCTCAATACAAGATATACTACGATGGACAAGGTAAAAACCTATATGACAACATATGGAAAGCAGCGCCCTTATCTAAGTATGAAGGTGAGCACATAGATACAGAACAAGATACTCCTGAGTCAGCCTACGCTCGCGCAGTAGTGGCCTATGCTAAAGAACAGTGTCCTACGATAGATTACTGTATAAGAGAATATGAGGACGAGGGAATTTTAAGAAACGCCTTTATATCAAAGCTAGAACCCGGAAGTGTCATACATCCACATAAAGGACGACTTAATGACTACATGCGAATCCACCTGTGTATACTAGAAGACTTGATGTGTAAGATAACCGTAGATGATGAGACTCAGACTTGGAGGGAAGGTGAGATATTAGCATTCAAAGACGGTGAGCCATTCTTTCATAGTGTTAAACATGAAGGAGATAAGACTAGAATTATATTATCAGTTGATATGCGGTTAGACAGCTTAGGACTAGATAAGACTTGACAACACAAATCAACATGGTATAATGTAGTTGAAGTAGTAGTATTATTATTTCCTTTCGTAGTAACTCTCTACTTAAAGCCCGGTAACTCTCTGCCGGGCTTTTCTTTTTATACTAAATAAGACTGATTCTCATTTCTGCAAAGAAAAACAAAACCCGATAGAATTCGGGTATGAACTTAGACGACTTATTTCACTATATATTATTTGCCTTTATGGCTTGGATGCAGGTATACTTTTTTATAATTCTTTAGGGTCAAACCCATATAAGGAGGCAATGTGTCTGATGATACTTTTAAAACGTTTGTTATCATGGCTGTCGTAGCTTTCATTTTTTTCCTTATACACAGCTAAGTGAGCCATTTCATGAAGTAGGGTTTTACAGATGGTATCGAAGTGTCCATTTTTAGTACTACTAATATAGATTGTATTTTCTTCGGGAGCAAACTCTCCTAGTATATCTTTGCGTCGTGTCACTTTAAGTTTAATTTGATGAGCATAGGGCATATTAAGCTTATCAAACGGCTCCATGCGACAGAAAGTCTTATATAAGAGTTTTAGATTTGCGTCAGTTAATAAACTCAAGACGGAGCCTTTCCAAGCGTCCAAAGATTAATCGGACCAAACTCTATATCTTTCCATTCTATTTGCATTTGGGATACTTAGGAATAAAACCTTCGGGAAGTTGAACATAGTCTTGATGTAAGCATGCGGTTGACCACGATTTAAGGTCTCCTTTTACACATTCTTGGAAGTACTGTGTTGCGTGCGCGCATGACTCAAAGTTACCGATATACTGTCGGCTATCATCTAAATACAAAACTAATACCCATTCAAACATTTTAACATTATACTCTTTTTTATAAAGTATGTTACAATTCATTTTATTAGCTGCAATTCAAGGTGTAAACAGCGACACATGCAAGAATTATTAGACACAACATTTGTTCCTATTATAGAAGACATGATACCGCTTCCTAAAAATGCTAGAGAAGCGTTGCCGGAACTTACTCCTCACCAAGAGTTACAAGCTAGAACTAATACAATTAAGCTCATATCAGATATTATGGGTGAATCTATAGAGACAACGCCTGAACAGGCGATGGATGCAGAAAAAATTGCGAAGGAAATGATGGACAATCCAGCTATAAGACCAGAGTTTGATAAATATCCTAATGAAACAATGGCTTATTTAGCTGGACTTGTCGCTCAAACTAACTGTATGGTGGTTAAAGAACTCGCAGACTTTAAGTTACACATAGTAAATAGACTCTTACAAGAAGCAGAAACAGCTAAAAATAGTAAAGATAGGCTAATGGCTCTAGTAAAACTAGGTGAAATAGATGGTGTAGACGCATTTAAGAAGAAAACTGAGATTACTCACATTACAAAATCAGGTAAAGAACTAGAAGAAGAGCTGAAAAAGACGATTGAAGAGCTAAAAGGCAAGATTATTGAAGGCGAAGTCATAGAAGACGACGATGATTAGCCAAAAAGACCTAGATTTATTAGAAAAATCCCTTCCTCACATGTCTGAAGTAGAAAGACAGAGGAATCTTAAGTTATTAATGGAGTATAAACAGCAATTAACTAAAGATATGGGGTCAAAAAGGTTCTTAGACTTTATAAAACATGTATATCCCAACTATATTATAGGAGAACATCATAGGAAACTGGCTCAACTCTTTGAAGATATCGCTAACGGAAAGAAAAAACGCATTATTGTTAATATTGCTCCTCGACATGGAAAGAGCGAACTTATCTCGTTCCTCGCGCCCGCGTGGTTTTTGGGTAAGCACCCGGCTAAGAAGGTTATCATGGCATCGCATACAGCTGACCTTGCAGTTAATTTTGGTCGTCGAGTCCGTAACCTCGTGGGTAGCGACGCGTATAAAGATGTGTTTCCAAATATTGAGCTTCAAGCAGACTCGAAGTCGGCTTCTCGTTGGGGGACTAACTTTAATGGTGAGTATTTTGCCATTGGTGTTGGCGGCGCTCTTGCTGGACGTGGGGCTGACCTCTTTATCATTGACGACCCACACTCAGAACAAGATGCAAAGCTCGGAAAACCAGACGTCTTCTTACCCGCATGGGAATGGTTTCAATCGGGTCCCTTGCAACGTCTCATGCCTGGAGGAGCAATCATTGTCGTTATGACGCGGTGGTCTAAGCTCGACCTGACAGGGCAAATTGTGAACCAGATGATAAAGAATGATGAGGTTGATGACTGGGAAGTTGTTGAGTTTCCAGCCATATTAGAGAATAAAGAAGGTGAAGAAGTACCTCTCTGGCCAGACTTTTGGAGTATAGAAGAATTAAAGTCTAGACGTGCAGCACTAGATATAAGGTATTGGAATGCACAGTATATGCAGAATCCAGTATCCGAAGAAGGCGCATTAATTAAACGAGAATGGTGGAATATATGGGAAAAAGAAGACCCACCTAACTGTGAGTTCACTATTATGACATTAGATGCGGCTCAAGAAGCTAATAATAGGGCGGATTACAACGCTTTAACCGTATGGGGCGTTTTTCTTAACGAAGAAACCAATAATTATAATATAATACTATTGAACGCAATTAAGAAACGACTGGAATTCCCCGAGTTAAAGCAACTTTGCATAGAAGAATATAAAGATTGGGAACCCGATGCCTTTATTGTGGAAAAAAAATCTAACGGGGCTGCACTCTATCAAGAGTTCAGACGGATGGGTATTCCCGTTGGAGAGTTTACACCAGGCAAAGGACAGGATAAAATAAGCAGAGTTAATGCAGTCTCCGATTTATTTAGTTCTGGCATAGTGTGGGCTCCAGACAGAAGATGGGCAAATGAGGTCATTGAAGAATGTAACGATTTCCCGTCAGGCGCTAATGATGACTTAGTTGACGCGACAACATTAGCTTTAATGAGATTCAGACAAGGCGGGTTTATCAGGTTACCTAGTGATGAAGAAGACGATATACAATATTTTAGAAGTTCTGCTCAAAAGCGGCTATATGTTGTATAGGTTTGTAAAAATTACAAATTTAATTCTTTTAATCATCGTAAATTTGGTAGAAATACAAATTAAAAAATTATTAGGAAAATATAATGGCAGCTAACGACATAGATAAAGGGTTATCCCAAGCACCACAAGGTCTTACAGAAAAAGACTTGGCTAATATGGACATGGAGCCTGAAATAGAAATTGAAATAGAAGACCCAGAAGAACTAAGTATTAAAATGGGTGGACTAGAATTAGAATTTGATAAAGATGCTATGGATGATGATGAGTTTAATGCAAACTTAGCAGAAGAAATTGAAGAAGATGACTTAGAAAAATTAGCTGACGACTTATTAAGTGACTACGAAGGTGATATTTCTGCACGTAAAGACTGGCTTGATACTTATGTTGATGGTCTGGAGTTATTAGGACTTAAACTAGAAGATAGAAGTGAACCGTGGGAGGGAGCATGTAATGTATTCCATCCATTGATGACCGAAACTCTAGTTAAGTTCCAAGCAGAAACTATGACAGAAACATTCCCTGCTGCAGGACCTGTAAAAACTCAAATTATTGGTGAAATAACAGAAGCAAAAGAAGAGGCTGCTAAAAGAGTTCAAGATGATATGAATTATCAATTGACTCAAAAAATGGTTGAGTATAGACCTGAACATGAACGCATGTTATGGGGTTTAGGTTTAGCTGGTAACGCATTTAAAAAAGTATATTACGACCCGAGTTTAGAACGTCAGGTCTCTATGTATATTCCTGCTGAAGATTTAGTTGTACCTTATGGTGCGTCATCTTTAGAAACAGCAGAACGTGTAACTCACGTGATGCGTAAAACACAAAATGAATTAAGAAAATTACAAGTAGCAGGATTCTATCGTGATGTAGATTTAGGTGAGCCAACACATGATTTAGAAGAAGTAGAAAAGAAAATTGCAGAGAAGATGGGATTCAATGCAACTACTGAC